ACGAAAGCCTCTATATCATCTGATGGGTATTCGGAGGCCATAGCCCCGTGGTCGTTGAACTTGGCCCGCTCCTCCATATACCAGTGGATACCTTCAAGGGAAGCACCCTTTTGCCAGAGCCACCAGAGATAACGGCCCGGCTCCTCGCGGTTGGAGGGGGCATCTGCGTTGTTGCGGTTGCGGAAGAGAAATGTGGCGAAGTCATGGAGGTCATTGTCGGATGCGAAAGGGAGTCGGTAAAGTTCGATATCGAACCAAGGCACGAACATAGCCTCGAACTGTGACTTGATGTTGGGGTTTGCCGCTGCCTTGTATTCGGTATGGAAAAAATTACCGACACCGTTTGCAGTGGATTCATAGACGACCATAGTGTAAGGACGGAAAAGGACACCTGAGCATGCAGAGCGGACCAGGTCTTCGGGACACTTGCCGTCGGTTTCCTTCCACAATCCCACTTCGGAAAGGTGAACGAGTGAATAGTTGGCCGAACGTATTGAGTCGGGAGCCTGTGCTGAGCCAATGGATATCGAGAAATTGCGGGGTGGCACCTCCTGGGTATTGTCGGAGCCGCCCACCCAAACGAGCTTTGGTTCCTTGGGATTGTAATTTTCACCCGGTTCGTGGAGCAAATCAGTGGGGTACGCGTCTATCATACGGCGGAACATCTGCTTGATGTTTGCTGTGGCTTTGAGCACATGCGTGGCTATGAGGGAATTAAGACCCTTGCGGTGTACGAGCTGTAGCCATGCCATGTAGAGTTGGGAAGTTGTGGAGCCTCCCCATTGTCTGGCCTTCAGGAGCACGAGACGGATCGGTTTGCCGGCAAGCCGGAAGGACTCGAGACGTTCCACAAACTTGCGCTGGGGGTAAGTCAGCCGGAAGAGGACATTCTCTCCTCCCTCCTTATTTTGAATATATACAAAGCTTGCGGCCCAAAATGGGAAATCGTGGAGAGAACGGAGACGGATGTAACGGTCGATTACCCTGCGCCTGTTATCGTGGGAGGGTTCAACATTCATGACATTTCTCAGTAAACCGTCGATACCCTTATGGCGGATGAGTGTGCGGATGAACTTGTTTTTGCTGAGAGTCTTGGGAATCCACTGAATCCGGAAAGGGAAATCAGGAATCTCGATACGTACACGCTCGCCTATTGACCCTTCTCCCGTGATGGGGTTGAAAGTGCTGAACATCGCTTCATTGCGGTATCGGTTTTCATCGAGGATTTGTCGGATGTCGTTGTAGTCTTTCATTCCTGTTGGCTTTGCGCAATTTGAAAATACGGTCGAGAGCGGAGCTGGGTGCCATGTAGAACTTGGGTGCCGGGGAATGTATAATATCGTTGACGATGTATGAGAGAGGTTTGCCGGGGCTATTGGTTCTGGCAATGCGCACGCGGCGTAAGATTTCGGAGAACATCTCCCTCTTGGTCGGTCTCATGCGGGCGAGTGCCGGCTTGCCTCGCAGCAGCAGGGATATGACAGCCGTGGCTCTTTCCTCGGAGACCCAGAACCTCGGGGCCGGAGAATTGACGATAGCCTCGGCGATTTCGAAATTGAGGATAAAGCGGCACTGGTGTGTGAGCTTGCGGTATGCGGCAAGCAAAGCGTTGTCGCGCATGTCGGAGAAAGATAGGGTGCAACCGAAATGTTTCATGGAGAGGGACTTTAATTATATGTAAAGATAGTTTAGGCGAGCCAAAAGATAAAGGTGAGAAGCGGAGTATTAAGGATATTTTTGTAAGAGGAAAAGCAAAACCCATAAACAACATAATATATATGGCTGACATAGAGACACCTAAGAGTAAACGAGACCAGATGGCTGCCAGGTTGAAGAGCAAGTATCCCGATAAGGAATATGGGGATGACGAGGCGATATTCGGTCAGATTTATGACGATTATGATGAATATGACCAAAAGAGCGGAGAGCTTGAGAAATACAAGGAGCGCGAGGGTAAGCTTACGGACATGTTCACCCGCGACCCCCGGAGTGCTGAGTTCATCACCGACATGGCAACGGGTAAAGATCCGTGGGTGTCGCTGATTAACCGTATCGGCATAGATGGAGTGAAAGAGATGCTCGAGGATCCGGAAAGGGTTGAAGAGTTTGCAGCGAGCAACAAGGAGTATGTGGAGCGGATAGCGCGCAACAAGGAGCTTGAGGCGACATGGGAAAAGAATATGGAAGCCACCTTGAAGATGCTTGAGGGTAAGCAGAAAGAATATGGGCTTAGTGATGAAGAGGTGGATGAAGCCGCAGACTGGATACGCGACATAACGAACGATGCGGTGCTCGGCATCATCAAGCCGGAGACATTCGATATGGCGATGAAAGCTATCAAGCATGACACTGATGTGGCCGAGAGCAGGACGCAAGGGGAGATAGCCGGTCGCAACAGCAAGATGGAAGCGCAGCTCCGCAAGCCGAAGGCCGGGGATGGTTTGCCTCAGCTCAGGGGTGCTAACAACGCGACAGAGGATTATCATCGCGGGATGAGCATCTTCGACGAGGCGAGAGCGGCTAAATAACTAATAATTAATAATTAATAATTAATAATTGAGATGGCAGAAGAGACAGTAAATTTGGCTGCCGAGCAGCCGGTGGCCGGTGCGGGGAGCGCAGGATTGGAGACCCAGCATTATGGGCAGGCTACTACCGTCGATGGACTTTCGGCACCCAATGGAGGTGTCGGTGCCGGCAACCTCTTTGAGGTAGAGGTAGACAAGCAGCTATTCGAGTTTGAGAGCGACGACACCCCCTTGATGCAGCTTATGCTTGCGGCCAAGAGGGTATCTGTGCAGTCGCCCAAAGTGCAGCACTTCCAGATAGATGAGGAGAAGACTATGGTTGAGGTTGCGAGCGCGGTTACCGCCTCGTCAGACAACACGCAGTTCATTCTCCCTGTATCGGCCGGTGATAAGAAGCTGTGCCAGGTATGCGGCACGCTGAGCGTTCGAGGGGTGGACGGTTATGATCGCACGGGTCAGAACGTGACTCCGGGCGTAAACCTGATGCTCTACGTGATAGGCCGCGACAAATCGACCGGCAACCCGATTGTGACAGCAATGAACGGACCTAAGGCGCAGGAGACAGATGCAGAATGTACGATACCGGAAATACCTGCGGGATCGGTGATAGACATACTGGGCAATGCCTTGCACGAGACACAGCGCAAGGTGGAGCCGGACAGCACAACCACGGTGCCGGAAATGATATTCTTGCAGAAGCGCGGCATGAACCGCGTGGTGTCGGACTACTTCGAGAGCCAGCGCAAGCGCGTGCCGTTCACCAACGCCTTGCTCGCGGAGCGTGACCTGCGCAAATTCAAGCGAGCCGGCAACCGCACGCTTTGGGCATCAGTACAAGGTGAACTTACCGTTCAGGACGAGGATACCGGACTTCAGAAAGTGCTTACCACGAAAGGCATACTGTATCAGTTCAAGCGTGTGCTGGAGCGCAGCGGTGCGTGGACTTACAGGCAGTTCGTGTCGCTTGCCAAGATGTTCTTCACCGGAGTGGATGTGCCCCAGAGTGCAATCTGCCTTTGCGGCAAGGGCTTCCTGGAAAACATACAGTGCATCGACTTCTCTGACCATCCTGAGGTCAAGATAGAGGTCAAGACCAACTCTATAGGTTGGAGCGTTACGCAGATCCACACCGTGTTCGGTGACTTCCAGTTCAAGTGGGAGCCGACGTTGGATAAGCTCGGCTTCGAGAACTCGGCGGCCATCATCGGCGAGGGCAGGCTCGTGCATTATCAGCGAACCACGGAACACTCCGAGAAGGAGCGCATAGAGGGCCACGAGGCCAACAGGGAGAGCCTGATAGTGTGGGATGCACTTGCCCTCAAGGGAAGTTGCCACGTGTTTGTGAACGGAGAATCGGATGCCAACGTGGGAGGCGAGGATACAATCAACTTCCTGCTTTGGGATAAGGAGGAGGCTCCGGAAGCTCCTGAAGAGGGTGCAGTATACTTCCTCGGTAACGATTGTGCCGGCATAGACGAGAAGGCCCAGCGCGGTGAACTCTGGCAGTATTCAGAGGGGAAATGGAGTAAATATAACGGCTAAGTAAGTATTAAGTCAGAGTTATGGGTCATGTAGTATTGACTCATGACTCTGACCTGATTGACAACTTTATAGGAACATGGAGAAGAAGACATATGGAGTTTATGGCTTTATCGAATATGAGGTAGGGCTTGATATAGGAGGCAGGCAGATGAACGTGTCTTTTACGCAAGGAAGCATAACGCAGCAGGGCGTGCAGCCGGCTCGTTTCACGACGACTAACAGGGTGGTTCAGTATGCGTTGGAACAGCATCGCAGCTTCAAGAGCGGGCGCATCCGCTTGTTAAAGAGCGTTCCTGTCGAAGATAAGAAGAGAGCGGTGAAGGTTCCGTCCAAAGGTAAAGCCGGCAATGTGGTTGACGAAAGGCCTGCGGAAGAAAAAGGTGAGCAGCTAAATGATGAGGCACTCACTACAGTGGAGGTGGGAAGCTTTCAGGATGCGCTCGATTACCTTAAGGAGAACTTCGGACTCGGCGGTGCGAAAGTTCACAGCAAGGCAATGGCGCAGGAGGCTGCATTGCAGCATGGAGTACGGCTCGTGATAAAGAAATGAACGGATGGTTTGCCATGTAGATGAGATAGTCCGCAGGGCACTTGTTTGGCTTGACCACAACTTCAGGGAGCAGGGGCTTCTTGGAGAAGAGGAAACCGATACCC